CGGGATGCGGCTGTGGACCCTGATAGCGTTCCGTTGCAGTTTCGTGGGAAGCCGGTTGATACGCCTTGGAACGACGACATTCGCGAACGATGGGCGGATGATTTTGTGGGTTTAAACGAAGACGACGCAGACGCTTTTGAGGAACTGCTAGGCAACTTGTCGCAGGTAAATAACCTGAATGACGTAAAAAACGTCCTTAGTAATGTAAGTCCAAGGGCGCGGGCGCTGTATAATACTCGCGTAAGGGGTGATTTGGTTAAGCCGGATTTTGGCCCCGGCTCGATGTATGAGGTCGGCATTAACGCTAGCCCAGACACCTTCCTTGATTGGGACAGGCCGCTAAGGGAGCAAAGCGAGGCGGTGCGTCGTGCTTATGCACAGGCGCGAGCGAGCGGCGACCCGCTAGTAAGCGATTTGCTTGGTGATCTGAGCGACCCGACGCAACTGAGCCTTGCTGGCCTGTTTCCCAATAGCGGTGGGGCGCAAGCCTACAACTCGTTAACACCTGAAGCCGCCGAGGCGTCACGCCGTTTGAATGAATACGGCATCAGCGGAATCCGGTATTTTGACGCTAACTCGCGCGGGCCAGAAGAGATTTATAACGTTGGCGTTCCAACCGACGATTTCGGCCCATATTCGCCTTACACGTCTATGGATGACGCAAACGCTCAATTGGAAATGTTGCGCCGCGCCGGGTTTGGTAACGCCGAGATAAAGACGCAAGCGCAGCCTCGCTCATCTAACTACGTCCTATTTGACGACGAACTTGTCAAAATCATACGGAAGTATGGTATAAGCGGTTTGGGCCTTGGAGCTGGCCTAAGCGCATTCGGGTATAACGAACCCGCCGAACAATCTTTGCCCGACCTTTAAGGGCAGACATAACCCACACAGTCGCCAAGCCCTGAGCAGCGACTAGGGAGCGTCTAAGATAGACGAAAATAGATGGCGATAGGCGTAAAGACTGGCGGGCGTCAAAAAGGGACGCTTAACAAGGCAACTGCTGACATTAAGGCCCTTGCAAGAGAGTTCACGCCAACGGCGATGGAGCGGCTTGTTAGGATTATTCAGGAAAGCGACAGCGACGCTGCTGTGGTCTCCGCGATTAAGGAAGTTTTCGACCGAGGCTACGGCAAGGCGAAACAACCAATAATCGGTGGCGATGACGATGACCCGGCCATGAAGATGGTTGCGGCTATCGAGTGGAGGGTCGTTGATAGTCGCCCCTGAAGTCGCGCGGGTGTTTCAGCCGCTGTTGGCCCCGACCCGATACAAGGGCGCACACGGCGGGCGCGGTTCTGGTAAGTCGCATCACTTTGCGGACCAGATGGTGGCGAAGGCTATCGCTAAGCCCGGCTTTCGCGGGGTGTGCATCCGTGAGGTCCAGAAAGACCTAAACCAATCGGCAAAGCGGCTGATCGAGGATAAGATCGCGCAACACGGTCTGGGGCATCTGTTCGATTGCCAAAAGGCTGTGACGGTTACGCCGGGCGGCGGGATTATCATTTATCAGGGTATGCAGGACCACACGGCGGATTCGGTGAAGTCGCTGGAAGGCTTTGACGTGGCATGGGTTGAGGAAGCCCAGACGCTTTCTCCGCGCTCGCTGACCCTGCTTAGGCCGACAATCCGCAAGCCCGGTTCTGAGCTTTGGTTCTCATGGAACCCGCGCCGGAAAAAAGACCCGGTTGACGTGATGCTAAGGGGTGAGGACCGGCCTACTGGTTCCGTTGTCGTTCGCGCTAACTGGTCGGATAACCCGTGGTTCCCTGCCGAACTAGAGCAAGAGCGGCTAGACGATTTCCGTATGAAGCCGGACCAGTATGACCATATCTGGGAAGGTGGTTACGAGGCCGTCACCGAGGGCGCATACTTTGCCAAGGCGCTGGCGCAAGCTAGGGCGGATAGCCGGATAGGTGAGATCAGCCGGGACCCGCTTATGGCGTTGCGGGCTTATTGGGATATTGGCGGGACGGGTGCCAAGGCCGATGCTACGGCCATTTGGATTGCCCAGTTTGTCGGTGAGAAGATTAAGGTGCTGGCGTATTACGAAGCGCAAGGGCAGGACTTGGCAACGCACGTCAACTGGCTGAGACAGTCGGGCTTTGGCGCTGCTGAGTGTTTCCTTCCCCACGATGGCGCGTCGCACGAAAAGGTTTTCGATGCGTCTTACCAGAGTGCGCTAGAGCAAGCGGGCTTCTCTGTGAGGGTGATACCTAATCAGGGGCGTGGGGCGGCTTCACAGCGCATTGAGGCGGTTCGGCGGTGGTTCCCTCGCATCTGGTTTAATCAGGCGACGACGCAAGCCGGATTGGATGCGCTAGGGGCGTATCACGAAAAGAAAGACGAAGCCCGAGGGATTGGGCTTGGCCCTAACCACGATTGGGCAAGTCATGGGGCTGATGCGTTCGGCCTGATGTGCTCTACATACGAAGAGCCGAGGGTTATGGCTGCAATCCTCGATATACCTAGCTACGGAGCCGTGTGATGACCCGACTGACTGCATCTAGCACGGTAAGCGCAAACTGATGGCAAGCGACCGCCTCGCCCTTGTAGCTGACGAGTTCGCGCGGGCTGTTGGCCGCAGCACGGACGAACTGAACGCGCAACGCGAGAAAGCCCTGCAATACATCAAGGGCGTGATGGATGATGTTCCGTCGCTGCCCGGTCGTTCGTCGGCTTGCTCTACGGACGTGTCAGACGCTATCGAGATGGCGCTGCCTGACCTCATTGAGATTTTTACGGGTGAGGATATCGCGACGTTCCGGCCTGTCGGGCCAGAGGACGTTGACGCGGCGCAACAAGAGACGGATTACGTCAAGCACGTCTTCTTTGAGGAAAATCCCGGCTTCCTGAACCTGTATAGCGCGATTAAGGACGCGCTCTCGATCAAGACCGGCGTGTTCAAAGTCTTTGGCGAGGAATACGAAGAGCCGGAGGAAGAGTTCGAGGGCCAGAGCCTCGATCAACTCGCATCGGCGGTGCAAAAGCACGGCGACCGGGTTTATCTCAAGTCTGACCTTGGGGACATGACTGACCCCGAGATGACGGTCGATTTCTGCATCCGTGCCAAGAAGAAGTGGCGGGCGCGGGTGATGGCCGTTCCGCCTGAGGATTTCGGCGTCTCGAAGGACACGGTTCTGCTGACGGAAAGCCCGTATTGCTTTCACAAGACCCGTCTGCGGGCCTATGAGCTTAAGCGCCGGGGCATTGATGCGGCTAAGGTCGATGCGCTTCCTGCCTATGGCGTGATTGATAATCAGGTAAAGCAAGCGCGGGACCGGACCGATCAAGAGGTGGATGATCGAGGCGGGCTTGGTGACCATCGGATTGTCGAGGTCATTGAGCATTACATCGACGGCGAGGATGGGCGCTACAGGCTGCTGACGGACGGTGCGGCGCTTACTTTGCTGGAAGAGGAAGAGCATCCCACGGTGCCGTTCTCGGCCATTACGCCTTACATCGTGCCTCACCAGTTCATCGGGGAATCGGTCGCTGACCGCCTGATTGAGATACAAAAGATCAATACCGTCCTGACACGGATGACGCTGGATTCGGGCTATTTCGCCCTTAATCAGCGCATGTATGTCAACATGGACAAGGCGAACGACTGGACCATTGCCGACCTTCTCCGCAATGAGCCTAACGTTCCGGTTCGCGGCAAGGGCGACAACGCTATTGTTCCGCTGACCTCTGGCGGGCTGTCGTTTGATACGCTGTCGGCTATCGAGCATTTCTCGGTGGCGGGTGAGAAGCGGACGGGCATCGTTCGCAACTCGCAAGGCTTGAACCCGGACACGCTGCATGACACGGCGCGGGGCGCAATGGCGCTTATGTCGGAATCGCAAAAGCGTGTGCGCTTGATCGCGTCTATTCTTGCCCATACCGGCATCAAGGACGTGTTCCTGCTGCTGCATCGCCTGTTGCGCCAGAACGCGACACAAGCGGAGACCGTGCGGCTTCGCGGCAAGTGGATTGATATTGAGCCGTCGTCGTGGGCTAACCGCTCTGACATGACGATTGAAGTCGGCGTCGGGTCGGCTGGCAAGGATGCCGAGATGGCGCGACTGCAAGCCGGTATGGTGACGATGCAGGAAATCATCGGGATGCAGGGCGGCGTTGAAGGCCCGCTGGTGAAGCTCGATAACATCTATGCGTATCTGAAGCGGTATTTTGAGAAGGGTCTCGACTTCAAGTCTGCCGAGCCGTTCCTGACTGACCCTTCGGTGCAATCGGAGGAGCCGCAAGCCCCGCCGCCGCCTGACCCGGCTGTTCTGGAAGCCCAAGCCAAACTCCAAATGGCGCAACAAGAGGCAATGGCAAAGCAGGAACTGGCGCAGCAGCAAGCCCAAGCCGACGTGCAACTGGCCCAAGTCAAGGCGCAGGCCGAGATTGAGACCGCCCGCGCTATCGCTCAAGAGAAGGCTGCCCTTGCCCGTGCGGAGGCTGAGGAACGCGCATTGCTGAAGCGTCAAGAGAACGCGGAAGCCATGCAAATGCGGCGTGAGATGGCGGCGTTTGACCTTCAACATAAACGTGACATTGCAGAGGTTGAACTTCAGCAACGGGCGCGCGAGATTGAGCTAGAAGGCCAACTGAAAGCGTCGGCAATCATGATGAATGCCCAGACCGAAAGCCAAAGGATTTCTAACGGCGTTGAGCTTGGTGGAGAGCCGGGATGAACGTCGCTGAAACCGCTGCCCTTGGCGCTGCTGCAAAGCAAGCCCTAGACGTTCTGGACCCTGCTCTTGACGCTGTAAGGGCGGCTATTGTCCGGCGTATGATTGCTACTTCCCCGGCGGACACCGCGTCCATTCTAGGACTTCACGCCGCTATCCAGTCAACCGATGCCATTCGCCAGATGATCGGGGAATACATCGCTAACGGGCAGATTGCCGAATATCACCTTTCCGCCGAGGCTTAACCCTCGGTCCTAGACGCCAAGCCTTGAGCAGCGTCGCCACCCCTGAAAACCATGTCTGAATCCGCGACCCGTGAAAGTGTTGTAGCCGAACTGATGGCGGAAGCCGCACCGGCCCCTGAGATTGAGAAAGCCCCCGTCCCTGATGCGCCGGAAGAGGCCGCAGAACCGGACACAGACCCTATTCCAGAAGATGACCAGTCTTCTGACCTCGAAGCACCGGAGACGGCAAGCGACGAGGGCGAGGAACAACCCGAACCGGAAGCCCCGGCAATCGAGGCCCCTCATTTCTGGTCAGCGGAAGCAAAGGCCCGCTTTGGTGAACTGCCGCCCGATCTCCAGCTTGTTGTGTTGGAGAACGAGAAGGCAGGGTCCAAGGCCCTGACGCTGAAGCTAGAAGAGGCTGCTGCTATCCGTAAGGAGGCAACGGCTAGAGCCAAGGAGCTATCCGCGCTCAACGCCCGCATTGCTGACGCTGCAATAAAAGCAGAACGAGCGATGACGGACCGATGGGCGGGGATGACCCCGGAAGCGTGGCTGCGGCTCGCACATGACGACCCGGCTAAATATACCAAATACAAGGCTCAGTTTGACGCCGAACAAACCATCGTCCAGCAAGCTCAGTTTGCCAAGGAAGATGCTGAACGGGTCGCTCGCAGCCAATGGCGTGACGAACAGGTAGAGGCGCTCAAGACCGCCTGCCCCCCGCTGGTTGACCCGGTGCAAGGGACTGCCAATCTCGGCAAGCTCTCTGACTATCTGGTTTCCCAAGGGGTAGCGGAACAAGACCTCCCAAGCGTCGGCGCCCTCGAAATGACCGTGGCGTGGAAGGCTATGCAGTTTGATGAACTGCAAAAGCTTAAGCCCACGCTGAAATCACAGCCGAAGGCTGCCCTGCGACCCGCTGCGGCCCCTCCGGCTATTCCCTCCGCACAACGCGAAATCCAGACCCTCAAAAACCGATTTGCCCAGACTAGCAGTCGGGAGGATTTGGTCGCGCTCATGCTCGCCGAAGGGCGGGCGAAAGGTTCCTAACAATGGCCGTCCCCTCGAATACCCAACAGACCTTTGCCACTGTCGGCAACCGCGAAGACCTTGAGAATAAAATCTACAAGATCGCCGCGAACAAAACCCCGTTCACCTCGAACATCGGTAAGGAAAAGGCGTCGTCCACTTTCCACGAGTGGCAGACGTTCTCGCTCCGCACCCCGGATGCCCAGAACAAGCAAGTTCAGGGCGATACGACCGCTGCAACTGGCGTTAAGGTCACGGCCCGCGTCGGCAACCGCACTCAAATCTTCAAAGAGATGGGTTCGGTCTCTGGCACTCAAGAGGCTATGGACCACGCTGGCGTTGCGTCGGAACTGGCATGGCAGAAAGTCCAAAAGGGCGAAGAACTGGCAACGGACATTGAAGCCCGTATGCTCGGCAACTTTGCCTCTGTGACCGGCGATGCTTCGACCGCTGCTGAATCGGCTGGCGCTCTCGCTTGGCTGTCGTCCAACGTCTCGCGCGGCGTCGGCGGCTCCTCGGGCGGCTTCTCTGCCGGTATCGTGGCTGCTGCCACCAATGGCACTCAGCGGGCCTTCACTGAAGCCCTGCTGAAGACCGTGCTGGCCTCGGCGTTCAATAACGGTGCGCGTCCCTCGCAAGCCTATATGAGCGCCACTCAAAAGCAGCAATTCTCGGCCTTCACCGGCATTGCTGACATCCGCAAGGATGCTGGCAACGGTCAAGCTACCATCGTGGGCGCCGCTGATGTCTATGTCTCGGACTTCGGCTCTATCTCGACGGTTCCGGTTCAATACGGCCTGACTCGCGACGTGCTGCTGATCGACCCGGAATACTGGGCGGTTGGCACCCTGCGTCCGATGAAGGACGAAATGCTGGCCAAGGTCGGTGACGCGATGCCGTTCCAAATCATCGCTGAAAAGACCCTGATCTGCCGCAACCAACGCTCTTCGGCTGTCATTGCCGACCTGAGCTAATCGACGGAGGGGGTGGGGCAACTCACCCCCTTTTTCCTATCAACAACTGAAAGGGCTACACATGGCCAAATCACAAGCCGAATTCCGGGGCGCTGACGCCGGGGCCGTCGCTGTAAAGAACGACCCCATCGTGAACGTCCGTGTTCTCAAAAAGGGCGACGGCAAGGTCAGCACGGGCGCTCACTCGAACCGTGGCGGCGAAGAGCTTTATGAGTATGGCGACCACTTCGAGATTGCCAAGTCGATTGCGGACGAACTCGAAGACCGTGGCTATGTCGAGATTGTCGAGGCTGCTAAAAAGTGAGCGGCTGGCGGTTCGGTCATCAAGATAAGGACGGAATCGTCAAGCATTGGCGACCGGACGGAAGCGGTGGCGTTGAGGTTCGCATCTCGCAAGATGTCGCGCCGCTGCTAGACCGCAACCGGGCGATGGCGACACACAATGACGGGTATAGCGAAAGCCGGGAGATGCGCCGTGTGGCGTCGGTTCCGGCTATCGTCCGTCAAAAGTGGCTGATCGAGGAGGGATGGGATATGATGGACCCGGCCCACGCCGATAAGCTGGCCCGAAAGCTTAATGACCCGGACTGGGCCTATCTCCGCACGGCACCGGGCCGCGTTGGCGTTTCTAACGGGGTGATGAGATGAGCCTCGATACCTATGCTGGCCTGAAAGCAGCGATTGCCTCAACGCTGAATAAGACGAACCTGACGGCATCAATCCCGGACTTCATCACGCTGGCGGAAGCGGTGATGTCGCGGGAGATTTCGTCAATCGGGCAAGTCGATAACTACGCTGACGTTGAGGTCGGAGAGGAAGGCTGGGGCCTGCCGTTTAGCGCCGATGAAGTGGCATCAGTCACATACAACGGCATCCCGCTAACCTATCTTTCCCCAGACCGTGTGGGAGAAGTGGTCAGCACGAACCCCGGCTTTTATACGATTGACGGGTCAACGCTGAAGGTCGCTCCGGCTGGCACCGTGACCATCCGAATGACTAAATCGTTCTGCCCGCTTTCGTCATCGGTGCCTTATAACTGGCTGCTCCGCTCGCACCCAGACGCTTATCTCTACGGCTCGCTGATGCAAGCCGCGCCTTTCCTGCGTGACGATGAACGCATTCCCGTTTGGGGAAACTTTTTTGCCAGCGCGATTGATAGTATTAACCAACGCGAAATCCGTCGTCAGATTGGCGGGATTATTCGTATGCAAGCGGGTCCGACGCCATGACCGTAGCTATCACTTACTCGGGCGCGGCCCCTACGGTTGGCGCGAGTGCCGACACATGGGGAACGACCATCAATGTGAACGCGCTGGCCCCGATCAAAGTCGATCTGGATGCACTGGCGGTTCAATCGAACGCTGACAATGCGCGGGTTACGGCCATTGAGGCTGCGGACCTGAAAACGGTTCATACGGGTGACATCAAGTTCGGCCTGTATTCGGTCGCGCCGTCTGGATGGGTCAAGGCTAACGGCGGGACGATTGGCAATGCGTCGTCCGGGGCAACGCGGGCTAACGCTGACACGGCGGCGCTGTTTTCCCTGCTTTGGGACTTGAACGCGACGGATTCGCCTATCCTGACTTCGGCGGGTGCTGCGTCAACGCGCGGTGCAAGTGCGGCGGCTGACTATGCGGCGAACAAGCGCCTTACGGTTCCTGATTTCCGTGGCGAGTTTGTGCGCGGTCTGGATGATAGCCGTGGGGTAGATGCCTCGCGTCGGCTTGGCTCGGCACAAGCGGGAGATATTGAGGCGCACACGCACCTGATTTCGCCTGTTGCGTCTAGCAGCGATGCTGGCGCGGGCTATACGGCCACGGGTTCGGGCGGGGTTGAATCAATCTTTCCTTACGATTCCGGCTCTTTTGGCGGTGCGGAAACCCGTCCGCGAAACGTTGCAGCGCTGGCGGTGATTAAGCTCTAATGCTTATCCCGCTGGACATCCCGCCCGGCGTTTATCGGAACGGGACCGACTATTCATCGCGCGGTCGGTTCAATGACGCGGACCTGTGGCGCTGGTTTGAGAACACGCAACGGCCTATCGGCGGATGGCGTCTTAAATCAACGCAGACGGTCACTGGCAAGGCACGAGCTATCCTGACGTGGCTGGATAATTCTAGCCAAGCATGGACCGCTATCGGCACGGAGCAGGGCCTTTACGTCTATACCCGTTCGGGTGTGCGCCATACGATCACCCCGGCTGGATTTGTGGCGGGTAACGCCAACGCGACCACGGGCGGTGGTTACGGGACGGGAACCTATGGCACGGGCGTTTATGGCGTTCCGCGCCCTGATTCGACTAACACCATTCCGGCTGATGTCTGGACGCTTGACACATGGGGCGAGTATCTGGTCGCTTGCTTCAAAGGCAACATTTACGAATGGACGCTCAACGTTGCCAATCCGGCGGTGCTGATTAGCGGTGCGCCAGATGCGGAAGCGATTATCTCAACTGAGGAGCGGTCGCTGTTCGCTTTGGGGGCCGATGGAGACCCGCGCTCGGTCAAATGGTCTGACCTTGAGGACAACACGGACTGGACGCCTTCTGCGACTAATCAGGCGGGCGGAAAGCGGCTTCAAACGGATGGGCGGCTGCTTTGCGGAAAGCGTATCCGGGGCGGCTTGCTTCTATTCACTGACACTGACGTTCATCTGGCGACCTATGACGGCTTGCCCTACGTTTATCGGATTGAGCGGCAAGCGACGGGTTGCGGGCTGATTTCCAAGCAAGGCGTGGCGGTCACTGGCGCTGGCACCTATTGGATGGGCGCTAACGGGTTCTGGGTCTATAACAGTGGCGTTCAGCCGCTTCAGTGCGATGTCGGGGACTATATTTTCTCGGACATCAACCAAAGCCAACGCTCAAAAGTCGCGGCGGTTCACAATAGCCAATATGGCGAAGTGTGGTGGTGCTATCCATCGGCGGCGTCGATTGAGATTGACCGTTATGTCTCGTTTAACTATCGCGAAAACCATTGGAGCATCGGGTCGCTTGTGCGGCTTTGCGGGACTGATCGCGGGGTTCTGCCTTATCCGCTGATGGTGGGAAGTGACGGCTCGCTTTATGAGCATGAAGTCGGAACGCTTCGCGACGGTCGCTCGCCCTATGCCTTGTCCGGGCCGGTTGAGATGGGGAATGGTGAAACGACGATGGATGTCGAGGCCGTCATTCCCGATGAACTGGCGCTCGGTGACGTGGTGGTGAGCTTCACTACAGGTGACTGGCCTTTGTCGCCTGATGAGATATTTGGCCCCTATGCCGCGTCGGAGAAGACGGACGTGCGCTTTAATGCGCGGCGGGTGGCGATAAAGCTGGTTGCTACGCCCGATCAGGATTTTCGGGTCGGGACGTTCAGGGTTGAAGCTAGACCGGGAAGCCCGCGATGAGCCTTCCTTACGCGCCTTCGGCCTATAGCCAATCGGATGAAAACACGGCGCGGGCGGAAATGCAGCGCGAGCTTGATCGGCGTCATCGGCGCGGGATTGACATTGAGCTTGCGTCTGACCGCCTGATACTTCGCTCTCCGAACGGCTCGCGGTTTGCACTGGCGGTTAGCAATGCAGGGGTTTTGTCCGCTGTCGCTCTCTAAGTGGATTGGTGAGGCTCTCGAAGGCTCGGGCTGGTCTGTTTTGGAGATATTGGAAGGCGTCGAGCGCGGCGACTTCTATCTGTTCATGCATGATGAAGGCTGCATGGTCGGAGAGTTCATTGTCAGCCCGCGTCACAAGGCGATGCATATTTTCGCGGCTGGCGGAACGCTTAAAGCAATGTCGGACCTTGGCCCTACGGTCGAGGCATTTGGTCGGCTTCATAACTGTGACATGACGTGTGCGACGGGCCGCAAAGGCTGGTTGCGATATGCACGAAAACACGGATATTCACCGGGTGAGCCGGTTATCTGGAAGGAACTATAGATGCCCATTTCCGCCACTGGTAACAAAAACAGAAGCCGTTCGTCGAATACGTCTAACCAGACGCAAACGAATACGCTTTCTGACCGGGCTGTCGGGATGCTTAATCAGGGCATCGCGGATGCGAGCGGTCGGACCTATCAGCGGTTCAATCCGGGCGACATTGCTCAATATCAGTCGCCTTACACGCAAAGTGTCATTGATGCGTCGCTTGGCCAAGCCGACCGGCAAGACGCTATCGCTCGCAATGCCCAGATGTCGGATTTCGCAAGGTCGGGGGCCTTTGGTGACAACCGCCGGGGCATTTATGAGGCCGAACTGGCGGGCAACCAATCGCGTGACCGTGCGGCTATGATCGCGGGCCTGAATGACCGTGCCTTCGGTCAAGCGCGAGACGTGGCGCAAGGTGAAAGTCAAAACGCTAATCAATACGATCTGGCGATGCAGCAACTTCTGGCGCAACTGCGTGGGCAGTTTGCGAACGAGGGAACCCAAACCATGCAGGGCTCTAGCCTTACGAGAAACACTGGTTCAAGTTATAACATGGGCGGTTCGTGGACGCCTAAGTTTGGGTTCAATGGCTCGTAAGTCGGGATTGATTTAATGGCTCTTCTTGATCGCCCCGGCCAGCCGCAGCGGTATAGCCTGCTCGCGCCTGACGTGATGAACCTTATCCAATCGGGCGGGCCTCGCGTTGCCCCGGCTCCGGTTGCGCCTGCCCAGCCTGATCGTCGTGGTCAGCCCGGCTTTCTGACGTATCTGCTTGGCGGAAGCGAAGGGCTAGAGGCCGAACGCGCCCGTCGTCAAGCGGAGGCCGACCGTCCGCAGATGCTCGCAAGGCAAGCGCAATTGCGTCAAGCGGCTGAAGCAATGGGTCCTGCCGCAGTGTTGGCATTTGACCTTAATCCAGAAAAATTCGGTGAAAATCTCGCGCAACAATACGCACCGCAAGTTATTGGAGCAGGCGGCGTTCAATCTCTTATCGGAACTGGCGCGAAAGTGTCAGCGCCACGAGATGTCGAGTTTGGCAATAGCCTTGTGAGGCTCGACCCGCTTAACCCGCAACCGCAAACTTTGGTGACACGCGGAGAGACCATTGAAGAAGGCATCGCGCGGCAAGCCGCCGAACAGCGGGCGCGGGATGATGAAGAGCGCAGGCGCTTAGACCGAGAACGACTTTCGCTAGACCGTTCCCGATTTAACAGTGACGAAGAGTATCGGCAGGCGCAGCTTGACCTTGAGCGACGCAAGCTGGAGGTGGGCCAGAACGCACCGCGCCCCGGCGACAACGAGGACCGCGCGGCAATCGTGGGTTTTGAGGCCGCTAATGCACGGTTTGCAACACAGCTTCGCAACATTGCGGGCGACCCTCAGACGGGAGCGCCGCCGTTGTTTGATCTCTCTCCGGCTAGCACGGCGGCTTACAAAGCCCAACTGGCAACGGGCCTTGGGATGACGCCGGAGGCAGCGGCTTACGGGGATTACGTTTCGGAAATTGAGGCGGCGGTGTCGGATTCGCTTCGACTTAATACCGGCCCGCAAACCGATCAGGACGCCATTCGCGAGGCTCGCGCCCTGCTGTCCAATGTCGATAACAAAGATTACGTTATGCGTCGCCTGCCTACCGTCATTGCTAACAATGAACGGCTTCGTGCTGGGCGTGAGCGGCTTTTGCGTGAGCGTCGTCCCGGCGGCGGTCAAGCGGCGGCTTCTGCTCCGGCGTCGAGCGTCGTTACGGTTCGCACCCCGACGGAGGCCCAAGCCCTTCGCCCCGGCACTCGCTACCGCACCCCTGACGGGCAGGAGTATGTTCGATGATGCAGCAGTGGCCGGGAACGCCTGTTAATCAGCCGCCCGCTGCGCCGCAAGCGCAATGGCCGGGGCAACCTGTCGCGCCCGTTGCCGTTGCTCCCGCACCCGCTCGCCAGCCCGCACCCGCTCGCGCGGCTGGTAATCGTCCCGCTCCCTCCGCACCGCTGAACGCCCTCGGCATCACGGATGAGGAAGAGATTGCTGCACTGACGGCTCAATACGGCTCGCGGGAACGTGCGCTGGAGGAACAAGCGGCGCGCGTTGCTGCTGACCCGAACTATGACCCCGGAATGGCACCGGCTCAACCGGCGCTGGACCGGGCCGACGCTATCGACGAATGGTTTTTGCGGCGCGACGCCACCCGTGCGGCGGGCATCCCGCTTCAATCGCTTGAGGGCGTAGGAAATGAGCAAGTGCGGACCGTTGCCGACCGCGCTTACGCTGCTCCGCAGACCGGCGGGCGCATTCAGTTTCAGCCGTGGCTCGCGCGTGAACCGCGCTTTGCATCCGGTGATCTTGGCGAGATAGACCCGCAGTCGGGCGGACCAGTGATAAACCGTGCGGGCATTTTGGAACGCGGCAACGGGCAGTTTGAAATCTATGACCCCGCATCCGATGCCTATTATCCGGCGACCCAAGCGGAGGTCAACGATTATCAGGGGCAGCTTGCGGGCGAGCGTAAGGTCCGCATGGACCGCTTGGCGCGTGAGGCCGACCCGAAATATCAAGCCGAATACGCAGCCGCGCAACGGGGTGCCGAAAACATCCCGCCGTGGCTGATGAACCTAACGCAAGGGCAATCGCTTGGCGCTGTTCCTTATGTTCTCGGTGCAGCAAGCTGGGCCGCGCCGTTCACGGACGACATTGATCGAGGGCTGGCCTCGCAAGCCGCCCGCGACGCTGTGCGGGACCGATTTGACGCCCTTATAGCCAATGACCCGTTAGGGTCTGTCGGTATGCAAATGGTCGGGGGCCTTCTCACGCCGGGATTGGCGCAAGCCAACACCTACATTGGGGGGGCAACAGGTGCGACCCGCGCCGGGCGAGCGGCAGCGGTTAGCGGCGGCTACGGCGCTGCTTCAGGCGCATTTAACACCGAAGGCGGGCTTCTTGACAAAGGCCAAGGGGCGCTGCTCGGGGGCGCGGTTGGGGCGGGGGCCGGTGGACTTTTGGACCTCGGGCTTCAACGCGGAGCGGCGAATGCGGCGGCGCGGGCGGCTAATCCGGGTCCCGTTCGTCAACTGTCTCGCGCTGGGGTTAATATGACGCCAGCGCAACTGTTGAGCGAGGTTCCTCTTGTCGGGCGTATTGCGAGGACGCTTGAGCAAGGCGCGGCATCCATTCCGTTTGTTGGCGCTGTTCCTGCGTCCGCAGAGCGCGAGAGTGTGCGGAGCTTTGGTCGGGCTGCAATCAATCAAGTGTTGGATATCATTGGGGAGCAGTTGCCGGACGGCGTGTCGGGGCGAGAGGCTATTCGGATAGGGGATGACCTCATTTCGGCTCGATACCGTGCCGACCTTGGCCCTGTAACCATCTCGCCTGACCCGCAAATAAACGCGCGTATCCAAGCGGCTATTAACCCCGGCAATATGTCCGCTGCGACCCGCGACAAGTTGAGCGATTCGGCGCAGGAAGTTGTGCAACGGATGCAAGGGCCGCTTACGGGCGAAGAATGGAAGCAGTTGGATTCGGAACTTTCCGCTGCAATAAACAGCGCTGCACAAGGCGGGCCAGAAAACCGGCCTCTTGCTCAAGGTTTGCGGAATGTCCGCACGATATTTGGTGATGCGCTAGAACAGGCATCGCCGGGAACGCTGGCGAGGGTCCGCGAAACGGACGATGCCTACGGCAATTTTCAACTTATCCGCAAGGCCGCAAGCAACCCGACCACGGGGCGCAATGACGAACTATTTACGGCGTCAAACCTGAATAGCGTTCTTGCCCGATCTGAGGGGCGAGCCTACGGTCGCGGCGAAGCTCGCTTGCAAAACCTCACTGACCCGGCAGAGCGCGTTATGGCCGGAACTTTGCCTAACAGCGGCACGGCTGAACGCTTGGCGACTATCGGTCTGGCGACCACAGGGGCTGGGGCTGGCACAATCGTAAACCCCGCCGTTGCCATTCCTGTAGTCGCTGGCGTGTCCGCGCTTTATTCAAAGCCCGTGCAAGTGGCGATAAACGCTATTTATCGCGCCACGGACCATCGCGCCGCCCGTGCTGCAAGCGCTGCTCTTGCGGAACTTCGGGACTTTGCAGCCCGTGACCCGGCTGTTCAGCCGTATTACCTAGAAGCCGCTCGGCACATTCAAGGCGTTCTTGAAGGTCCAGAACAAGGGCAAACGCCAAGAGCAACAGGGCTGCTATCCCCCACTTCCCCATAAACGGCAAGCCGATCACGGCGACGACGATAACGGCGGCTCTCCACATTCCTTACCCTAACACAAAAACGCTCCCATTGGGAACGCTGTCTCGCGAGGCGCTATGTCTGACATCCTGCTAGGCTTTGACGATTGCGGGAACCTCCGTGTCAACAAATCGGCTGACACCAAAGAGACGTTCGTATTCCCGTCGTCTTATGACTTCACGGGCTATTCGGGTCAGTTTCAAATCCGTGCAACTAGCGCATCGGCGTCTGCTTTGCTTTCGGTAACGACCACGGCGACCGGGGCGGGTTCGGTTATCGTATTTGACGCGAATACGATTACACTGCGGCTGAAGAAGGCTGATTTGACGACGCTGCCGGACAATGCGACTGACGCCAGCAACCCTTATGAGGGCGTGTTTCAGTTTGTTGTGACGGACCCCGATAGCCTAACGTCTGAGCTTCTTGACGGCGTTCTTATTGCCGAGAAAGGCATCGTTCGATGAGTATTGTTCGGGTCCAGCTTGGGGGGCAGACTGTCCCGGTTCAAGTCCTGTCGTCAGGGTTTGCACGGGCTAATGAGGCGGTATCGGAGGCTGCTGCATCGGCGGCGGCTGCTGCTGCGTCGGCGGCGGCGGCTTCGGCTACGCTTGCGGCGGCGGCGCTCAAGGCAAACAACCTGTCAGACCTTACATCCGCTTCAACGGCAAGAGCAAATCTTGGGCTAGGGTCTATCGCAACGCAATCGGCTAGCGCTGTTGCGATTACGGGCGGCGCTATTGCGGGGATTACCGATCTGGCCGTAGCTGATGGTGGCACGGGCGCGTCTGACGCATCAAACGCTCGCACAAACCTTGGCCTTGCTATCGGCACAAACGTCCAAGCGTATGACCCGGACCTTCAAGCTATAGCGGCCCTGACCTCCGCTGCTAACAAGATGCCCTACGCCACCGGCGCGGGAACGTGGGCAATGGCCGACCTGACCTCGTTTGCCCGGACCCTGCTGGCCACGGCGAACAATAGTGCCTTCCTTGCTGCGCTGGGGCAGATTGCTTCGTCGTTCGTGGATTTTATCCAGTCGGGCGCTGGCGCTGTCACTCGCACGGGCCAAGCCAAACTGCGGGACGCCGTGTCCGTTAAGGACTTCGGCGCGGTCGGAGACGGGGTGGCTGATGATACTGCCGAAATAGCAGCGGCCCTTGCGGCCCTCGCAACGGCTGGCGGTGGAACTCTGCTGTTCCCTCCCGGCACCTATTTGATTTCTGCGGCTATCTCGCAACTGTTCGGCAACTCGGCCAACGTCCACCTGATCGGCTACGGCGCGACTATCAACGGATCGTCTGTGACGGGCGGATCGCCCGGCGACACGACGCTGTTCAAGTTGGGTGGCCAGCGTTTGACCTCTAGCCTGTTGAGCGCCAGCCCCGCTAAGGGGGCGCTGTCGATTGCAACCACTTCCGCAATCGGCGCGGTCGCGGGCGAAATCGTCCTCATCACGTCAACGGACCTGTGGAACCCGACGCGGGCAACCTACTACAAGGGCGAACTGGCCGAAGTTCGGAGCGTAGCGGGAACGACGCTTAATCTTTCATCTCCGCTGTTTGATGGATATACCGCTGCGACGACGACCGTTCACCGCCTCGCCATGCCGAATGTGACTGTCGAGGGTTTGACGTTCCAAATGAACGCTAATCAGCTTTGCCTGACGGTGGCTTACGCCAGAAACCCAAGCATCATTAACTGCGTTGTGCGCGGGGCAAGATACGCGGGGATTTCTGCCGACTATTTTTATGGTGGCGTTGTTTCCGGGTGCCAAGTGTCGGACGGTTGGTATAGCGGGACCGGAACTTCATACAGCATTTCGGTCGGGTCAGGCCAAAACTTAAAAGTGGTGAATAATGATCTGTCGGAAGCCCGGCACAACATTGCAACAGGCGGCGCGGAGCCTGCCCGCTACGTTTTGATTGACGGCAACACCTGTCGGATGCATCCGTCCGAAGCTAATACCATGTCAATAGACCTGCACGGCAACTGCGAATACTGCACGGTCACAAACAACTTTGCCGAAGGTGTGCTTACGGCTGGCATTAACCTGACTATTTCAAACAACACAATCACAGGCAATCAAGCCACGCCGCTGCTGAACATTTTTCAAGAAATCAGCAGCGATTTTTACATCATTACGAACAACGTGTTTCGTGGTTTGAACGGCTCAAGCGTGGCACTGTCTGTAACGCCAACGCAAACCAATCTGGTCATTACGACGCTGGATTTCAGCGGAAACTATGTGTTGACCGCAGGGGGCGGTGTCCGGTTGCAGCCGCGAAACTCGGGAGCGACCGGATGTTCGATCGCTCGCTTGCGTATTCGAAACAACGACATGACGGCGGGCGCGCTGCAAGCGTTTGTGCTCACAAACTCGGGGGCGGCGACCTACACCGTTAATATCGACAGCGCAAACAACGTGTATGCATCTACGGCGCAGGACAGCTTTGTCATGGACGCGGGGAACCCCGCGACGACGGAAAGCCGTAACGACGCGTTCCGCTCAAACCGTGCGTCTGGCAGCGCCGCCTATTTTGCGGGTTCGTCTGTCTATCTGGACAGCCCGTCGTTTGTCGGCAACACGGGAGGGGCGGGCGACAGCCGTTCGGTGTTCTATGAGAACTCGGGCAAAGTCACGATCATTAACCCGTCGTTTTCGGGCATCAATATCTATCGGGCGGAAAGCTCAACAATCACGGAATACGCGGAGACAAACTTTGCCACGACCGGCGTGGGGTTGTCACTTCCCGCCGCTTGCCGGATTATCAGCCATTACGAAGCGCCAGCCATATCGGTTTCCTATGGCGCAGCGGCTCCGACGACGGGGGCTTGGGTGGTCGGAGAGCGGCGTTATAACAACGCGCCAGCTGTTGGCCAGCCTAAGTCTTGGGTCTGCACGGTCGCTGGAACGCCGGGGACTTGGGTTAGCGAGGGCAATCTGTAATGACCCCACAAGAACACATCGACGCCATCGGACGGGCGGTCGTTCAGGTGGAAGCCGCCGTAAAGGTCATGCAAAAAGCGATACAGTTAGCGGACCAACGAGACCCCGCTGCAAAGGCTATGCGGAAGGCGACGGAGCAGGCGGAAAAAAGCCTTGCCCTCCTTCACGCAAGGCTGGACAAGGCGCAGAAAGCCTACATGGCCACGCGCGACGGAAAGAACATCGTTGCTTTCTCTGGGGGCACGTCAAAACCGCCTGTTGACGATCCTGATAAGCCTATTAAGCCGTAACCATGAACGCTTTTTTTGATCGTCACGAAGCCAAAATCGAATACGGCTCTCCGACCGGCTGCTGGCTATGGAACGCGGGCGCTGACAAAGACGGATATGGCAAAGTGTTTTCTGGTGGTGAAACTCGCGTTGCTCACCGTATTGCCTATGAATCTGTTCACGGGGATGGGGCTGCGGCAGACATCCTAGTTCGCCATCGCTGCGACACTCCATCTTGCGTAAACCCGAATCACCTTGAGCTAGGAACCTTTGCTCAAAACAACCGCGACAGAGTCGTGCGCGGCAGGTCGATAAAGGGGGCGGCGCACAAGCTATCAAAACTTTTGGAAAGTGATGTGCAAATGATTCGTGCGCTGCATATTCCGCAAAGTCGCGAATTTAGTCACAACGCGCTTGCACGACGTTTTGGGGTTTCACGACCCACTGTCGCAAGAATTATTGCCCGAACGGCGTGGACGCATTTGCCGCCCGTCAACGACCCCGACAAGCCGGTGAAGCCATGATGTTTCTCTATCTCATTGCGACCGTCGCGGTCTTCGTGATCTGCTTTCTGGCCTATCGGTCGAAGCCGGAGAAATATGCAGACCTGATGGGCGTCAGCGCCTTGCTCGCGCTGGTGTTTTGCATCGGGAACGCAATCACGGTTCTATACCACTTCCCGGATGCGCTGCTGGCCTCGCCGGTTCTGGACCTCTTTCTGGTCGCAATGATCTTCCGGTCAAATCAGCAAAGCAGGGAAGGCTGGAAATCGCTTATGGTCGGCACACTGGTCGGTCAGCTTACGCTTCACGCCGTGACTATCGGCCTTTGGAAAACGGGAAGCCTGACCGAGCATGGACTGTGGACTTATGTCGTGGCTGTCAACGCGATCTTCGTGGTTCAGCTCCTTACCCTCGCGGCCATCGGAGTGGGTCATGGCCTGGATTGTCTTCGCGTCTGGCTGTCTGATCGCAGGCGCGCACTTCTTGCATCGGATGCTGGGCAATGATTCCGCCAAGTCTGGACGTAATAGACGAGCGCGTTCGCCATTTGGTTGACCGCGTGGAGAAGCTTGAAGCCAAGCTAGAGGCATCGCTGAGAAAAGGCGATATACAGACGGGCGTGGCGGTTGGGTTTGGAGCGATTATGACCCTGCTGATGCCGAAGATTGCCGAAGTGCTGGGGCTGTCCTGATGAACTTGCCAGAGCGCAACTACGCTACGCTCGACGCGCTGGCCGTCATTGGCTCGCTCGTCATTGTCGCGGGCATCGTGGCGGGCTTGTTTATCTACCAACTGGACCCGGCTGTTGCCCCTATTGTCTCGGCCTTGGCTACGGCAATCCTTGGCATCCCGGTATCCTACGGCGCTTTCCGGTGGGGTAGCAGTGTGGGGGCGAAGAACGCTCAAAACCCGGCGGGCCAGCCGCCTGTTGAGGAGAATCAGCCGTGAGTAAGGCGCTTTTTGACGCTGTAAGGGCCATTAAGGGCGCTCCGCTGACACAGGCAGACGTGGACGCCATAAACGCGGCAATGGCCCCTGTAGCGGCTCCTACGGGCAAGCGCGTTAGTCCTGCTGGCATCGCGCTCATTCATTCGTTTGAATCGTGCAAGCTGACCGCCTATCCAGACCCCGGCTCGGTTGACGGTAAGCCGTGGACGATTGGTTGGGGTTCAACCGGACCCGGTATCGCCAAGGGTGTCGTATGGACGCAAAAGCAGGCGGATGATCGGTTTGCTGCTGACCTTGGCCGGTTTGAAAAAGCGGTCGCGCTTATGGCTCCCATGACGACGCAAAGCCAATTCGATGCGCTTGTGTCGTTCGCCTATAACGTCGGCTTGTCGGCTTTGAACGACAGCACCTTGCTGAGATTGCACAAAGCGGGTGATTACGCGGCTGCTAAGGCGCAGTTTGCCCGTTGGGACAAAAACGACGGGAAAGTAATGAAGGGCCTTACGCGGCGGCGGGCTGCGGAATCTGCTTTGTATGGCTCCTAACGAGAAGCCCCGCCAACCGAAGCTGGCGGGGCTATCCGGCTTGTGGCCGGGAAGATAGGGGCTAATGCCCGGTGCGGTCCTACTATCCGGTTGTGCCGGTTTCAGACCACTTGAGAGAGTCCGCTTTCATCACCCCGCCTACGGTAAACGTAGGAAGTCCGATTGCAGACGCTCGCGCTTGCGGGTTGCAACTACCACACCAAAACCTGACGGGAGGCCGCTCGCTCTACCCTTATAGGCTATCTGTGCTAGGATGTCACCCATGAACATTCCGACCGAAATTCGCCGCTGGATTGCGCTAGGCGCTCTAATCGTCGCCCTTCTATTTGCGGGCGCGGTTCTGACCATGTGCCAAGCCCGGAACCGAGACGACAATCGAACGCAAGTCGCGACCGGAAAAGCGTTAGACCGGGTAGCGACTGAAACCCCTGTCATTCGACAAGAGCAAGAGGACAAGCAACGTGAAGTCGATCAAATCCAAGGTGCTGATACTCCCCTTCCTGACGGCTTCGGCGCTGATCTTGAGCGGGTGCGGAGGGGCGGCTAACGTCGTCATCCCGGAAAGCCTGAAAGCCCCTTGCGTCTCGACTGTGGACGTAAGCACGGCACAGACCGTTGGCGATCTAGGCCGTGCAATAGTTGCTCAAGATGGTGACCTCCGCGTTTGTGACGTAAAGCGCGAGGCAATCGTCGCTATCGCAGAAAGTCAAAACCGCGTGTGGTGGTGGCCCTTCTAACGCCTCTGGTCCTCCCGAATCCACAACTGACAGAACGCGGCCACGGCGATAAAGAACCCGGCGAGAAGCAAGTCGGTCATCATAGTCCTATCCTTTTCAGTTCGTCTGAAATTGAAGGAGGTTCTGGCCATGTTTTGTGCCAGTCAGCGGCTTGGAGCGCGGCGGTGCGGCTTCGATAGTTCCGCCCGCCACTGTGCCAAATGCCGTTTTGAGTGAGCGTGAAGGACCATCGGTCGCCGTCCTGCTCAAGCTCGGTGTGCCATGTGTCAGTCATGGTCTTCTCCTGTAAGGGCGGCTCGGATTAGGTCGCGCACAAGTTTCCGTTGGTCTCGCGCGTCTTCAATCAGTTCCTCTGTGGTGTGAACGCCGAACAGTTCAAGCCACTTCACGGTTGCCCGAACGTCCATCAATCTTCTCCTGTAAGGGCGGCTCGGGCTTCGATCACATCAACGTTGAGAGCGCAGATGTTGACGAAGCCTTTTGCAGCAGTCGGTTTGACTTGAGCGAACGGCCATAGCGCTTTCCGCAGCCTCTCTATCTCAGCGGCTTGGCGTTCAAGGGTGTCGGCGCTCCCTACCGGGACGACAGGGGCTGCTGCGAGCATGTCCTTCCAGACGCCGATCAGCGGCCCGTAACTGTCCAACCGGACGAGAGGCATCAGCGCCTCGCGGCCATTCACCAACATTGCCTCTGTCGGCTCTACCGGAACAGTCCGCCAAGCCTTTAGTTTCTCGCTCATCGTTCATCACCTTTCTGGTTGAGGGCGCGTTGGGCTTCCGTCACCACTTGCCCGAGGCGGCGCATAGCCCCACCATCATCACGCAGCGTCGTAATCGCGATCCGCTCCAAAACCCGGCGCTGCTCTTGGTATGCTTTCAGGAGGGCGCGGGTGCGGCACAGAAAGTCCCGCGAGACTTTTGTTTGTCCGTCGCGGCAGTCTGCGATTGAAAACTCAATGTCACGCAGCAGCCGCCCCTCCATATCAGCGGGGAGTTCGTCGGGGGTCATGATGCTTTCCTCTTGGACTTGGCAGCGGCTCGGGCTTTCGCGCGATCAATCCGCCGCGTCTGATGGTTGCGAGTGTCGGGGTCCGCCGTGAAAGCGTCTATGAATACCTCCCGGACCACATGGCGCTTCCCGTTGACCAAAATTGTCTGGCCAACGCGCAAAGTCTTATCGGCACCCGACATGGTGTATACGGGGTCCGAGGTCATGATGCTTCTCCTGTGGCTTTTCGGATAGCGTCGAGCGCCTGTCGGCCTTCATCGGTGTCCTCAAGCCGCCAGTTTCCTGCGTCGCCGCTGTCGGCCAGCGCTTTGTAGCTGGCATACAAGGCCGTCAGCGCCTCCAAAAGATCAGGAGCGGATGCGATAAGGCGAGCGTTGGCTTCGCTTTCTTGAGAAGCGGGCGCAGCCATGCCACCCCAGTTGACAATGTTTTTCGGCGTTGGTCCGCGCTTTCCGGCGCTAATGCCATACGGGCGCTGTCCGTGACACTCGCTAGTTCTGTCAATCGTCCACGGCCCCGGCGTATGTTTCGACCCCATCACAGCCACCACAGGCTGATGACGCCAGCGAGGGCCAGCAGGATGATGATGCTACGCGGGCGCAGCACCTCGGCCACGGCGCGAAGCCACATCGGAGGCTCGTC